TTACCTGATGTATAGACTTTCGCCCGGATAAATCAGGCTGTAGATTGATTTGCCGTTGTTGGCTGCTAGCGTGTACATACTGATGCCATACTTGCTGGCAATGCTCCAGAAGCTGTCACCATATCGGACTGTGTAGTACGTGTGGCTTACCAGCGAAGTATATCCAGACGAACGCGAGCCATAGCTCTCCCCACCATTCACGCCCAAGGCAACATAACGATACCTGCCTGAGTAGCTGAGATAACGTGCCCAAACATATGTGCCACGGATATACACGTGATCATAAATCACGCTTTCACCGGGTGCATAGCTACCAACAGATGCATATCCAGTTCCGGCACCCGTGCGAATGTTTACCGTCGTGGACGGCTTGAAAACACCCGCTTGCGCATAGTCGGTATCACTGGCTGCATTCGATTTCGCTGGTTGACTTGGTGCCGGTGTTACAGGCACCGACGGAGTTGCTGGCTGCTTCGAGTATCCATTATCGGTCACACCAAGCAGATCAATGTTACCATCGAGGCCTTGCGACAGCCCAAATGCGCTCGTGTACTGCCAAATAGCTACCCCATCCATACTCGGAAAATAACCGTAGTCTGGTTTGGTAGTTGGTAGATAATCACGGTAAGCAGCAATCCAAAGGCTGTTAGGAAATTCTTTCAGAATACGCTGATAATCGACGTGTGCCAATGTATATGGCTTGTAACTGTAATACATTGGCGTGTAGCCTTCTGAACGAATGCGCCGCATGCCAGCTAAAATTGCATCCGTATTAGCTGCCATATTGCCAGAAGCACCATCTTCGTAATCCAAAGCAACGATGCTTCCCTTCGGCGTCTGTGCTTTGATACGAGGCATATAACGGTCAAGTGCTTCTAATCCCAACTGGCTACTTGCACCAACACCATACCAGATGTAGCTATGCACACGTTTTCCTGCCGCCTTGGCACTAGCAATTTGGCTATCATACGTCCACTGATCGATGTAAGTGCCACCGTAAGTGCCGCCAATCTGAGCTATGACGAACTTGTCTTGATCTGTTCCATATCGTCCACTTGCTCCCTGATACTTCGCCCAATCAGGTCCCTGATCACCCTTTGCTGCATTGACATGCGATGGCAAGGCAAAAGAAATAGCCGCCAAGAAGGCGACTACCAAGGTGATGAGTTTAGTTTTAAATTTCATGGTGCCCTCCTTATCGCTGTGGAGCAACAGATGCCGGTGCCAGCTGAGCCTTAACTGCGTCTGCGGCTGCTTGAGCTGCGGCCGCTACCTTGTCTTGATTAGATGCTTCCTGATCGACTGTCTTTTGTGGATAGGTTTCTGATAGGCTGTCTTTCAAATCCGCATAGGCTTTCTCAACTGCATTGGCAATTGTCTGCTCGTCTGTGCTGGTGAAACCAAGCGACTTCAAGCCATCTTTCACGGCCTGAATGGCAGTCGATTTCTTGACCGCACCGTCAATCGCCTGTGTCACACCAAGCTGTTCTGCCGCTGTTACTGCTGCGTTTGCCAATGGGCCTAATACCTTTACCAAAGTGAGTGCCTGTTTGTTAGCCAGCAACTGTTTTGAGATCCAAGCCCCAATGATTGGGACTGCCGCAACTGCGAGTGATACTACAAGATCTGTCCAATTATTCATGATTGTTTTCCTTTCTAGATGACATGACGTCTTCTGGTGCTGATGTCCAAGGTGTTGCGGTGTCGCCTTGTTCTAGCTTAACATTCTCTGCATAACCGCTATTATCCCACTTATATGTGTTAATACGTAGATAATAGGTACCACTTGGGCTATTCCATGTGAACGTTGTACCAGTACCAGTGTTGGCATCAGAAACAACCACATTAATCGTTGGGGGTTTGACTAACCATAATAAGACATTATTGCTTTCTACACTAGTATTATGCGTACCACTCCAAACAAGCCCAGAACTAGCATCTGCATGCATCGTATATTGTTGCCCTTTCGTCATATAGACGGTCGAATCGAAATAAATGGCGGAGTTGTCTATTACTGACCTATTAGGCTTAAACTTACCTCTACTATTAGAAAGCAGATTACGTCCGTAAACTTGCTTGCCATTGCTGAACACCTTGTCTACTGGCACGCCATTAACAACACATGCTCTACCATTGATTGTTGTCATTCAATCACCCCTCAATAAAGTAGACGCCAGACTTGTCAGCCAATGCGTCATAATCAGCTTGCGAGATGATGTTGATGACGGCAGCATCACCTTTGTCACCCTTGGCACCTTTAGCGCCAACGAGAGAGGCCAGCCATTGATTGACACTGCCAGAGAAGCCAGCATTGACGGCAACCTGATATGCAGAAAGCCCTTGATCTCCGGTATCGCCTTTGTCACCTTTGTCACCGGTCTTGCCAGTGTCGCCTTTTATTCCTTGGGAACCGCTTAGGTCGGCAACATAGGTGAAACTGGTGCCGTTCCAAACGTAAAGCTTGCCGTCATCTGGATCATTGACATCACTCGCAATCATGGTGAAATCACCATCAGAGAACCCAGCGCCATTCATTGAAGCAATAGACGGGAACGTCTTCACAATTTTGAAGTCTTTCCCCGGATCGCCTTTATCACCCTTTAGGCCTTTAGCGCCAACGAGAGAAGCGAGCCATTCCGTTTGCGAGCCTTTATAGCCATTAATGACTGCGATCTGGTAAGCAGATAGGCCATCAGCACCTGTATCGCCCTTCAGGCCATTGGCAACGGCATCCGAAACTTCTTTTTTCAGTTGCTGACTAAGGTCACTGAACTGTTGAATAAAATCGTCAACCGTGATACTGCTGACGAGTCCCCCAGAAAGACCAGTGACGTTCTCGTTGATTTGAAGTGCCAAAAATCCATCACTAGGGTAGATTGCTGTACCGCCGTTTACGGTGTCCCACAGCTCAAGCAGATAGCACCCGACTGGCAATTGAGCCAATTGTCCGCTAGTGATAACGGCATGGTTGTCCGTGATACTGGCGCTTATCCCCAGCAGATAGCCAGAGCCGTTTTTGATTCTTACCTTTGCATCTGCTGTGAGGGCCGCTGCGCTACCATCATCAAACGCGTTCAGATGTATTTCAGTTGTGGTATCGGCAAATTTGAACTGCTTATCACCGTTGCCAAGATATAGCTTCCTCATTGCTTGCTTGTCTCCTTCCTGAGACGCTCATTCTCACGTCTCAAACGGTCATTGTCTGCGCGTAATCTGTCATTCATATCCTCAAGCTCATCATGCCTGTTTTTCCGTTTACCCTCGCGGTAGGTCATGAAAGCGATGAGAGCCGAAGCAATACCAGCAATGTATGGAGCAGAACTGACAATAATTTTAGTTATCGCTGCTGTCACGGCTGTCACTCCTTCGTGCCAGAATCAGCACAAAGGCTGTTATGATCGCATTGCTTATCCAATTTGAGTAGATTCCAGTTGAGATTGAGGTCAGGAATTGCAGTATTGTCAAGAACGACATTAAAAAGCTGGTAGTCGTAAGCAACAGACGATTGGTTATTGCAAACTGTGTTTCCCATAGCACCCAACCCCCAATCCCGAGCCCATCAATGAAAAACAAAAACCCCACAATGTCATCGTTTAACCAGTCAGAGTAATGTGGGGGCCAGATGAAATAATGGTCATTGATGATCAGAAACAAGCCAATGGCAATTATGCCAATGGCGAGTGCTGTGTGCGTCGGGTGATCTCTAATTTTATTTAACATTGTCATCACTTCCTTCCACAAAAATAGCCGCTAGCTTTTGCTGGCGACATAGTCACTGCCTGTAATTTGCTTGTATTGATCTGGGGTGATCATTACCGGTACATAAGGTGTCAGATCAATTCCCCAACTGTAAAGTAGTGCACACTGATCATAATTAGTCACTTGATTTCGCCGCCTTCAGCTGTGCTACTTCAAGAGTAAGTGCAGCAATCATCTGCTGTTCAGGTGACGGCTCAGGTGTAGGTCTGTCAGCGTCTGGGTCATAGCCAGCATCAGGAACGACTTGACCGTCAATAATGCTGGCGTGGTTCTCGTAAAGACCATCTGTGCTATCAATTTCAATGATTTGCTGACCATCATCTGTTGGTCCAACTGATCGTGAGTCATTCATATAGGCCCAATTAAGCAGCCTATTGTTATTATCTGTCCACACTTTTATTTTCATTACTTAATCACCACGTCATCTGTTGGATAGTCATCTTGGGTAGTAAATGTAAAAGTCCCATGATAATTATTTGTATTACCTAAGCTTGGAAACATGTACCAGCCACCAGATTGGGCATAAACAACGGCAACGGCACCTCTAACATCTGTATTACCAATGACTTGTGCCCAAATCTTACCAAATGGTTTATATCCTGGTCGAATATCTGCAAGCTTTTTCCATGCATTATTATCCTTCATGTCAAAATCAAAACCCACATTAACAAGGTTACCATGACGACTATATGTGATATTGATATTTTTAGCATTAGCCGTCTCTAGACCAGCATCTACATGATAATAGTCAACTGCATCATGAGCATTAAAGTTGGAAGTAATGTACTTGGCAGAATTACCCAATCCGCCGACTAGGTCGGTTAGTTCAAGAACACCCATCGAAATTCTGCTGGTGTGCATTTGTGTTGTTCCATCTGTCTGCGTAATGTATGACAGTAATCCATCGGGATTTACTTCCGTATGATAGATTTGGCCGTTTGGCTTTCCGTTAGTGTCCTCAATATTACCGGAAATGACATATGAGGCACCGTTGAGGGTAAGGGAACCACTGGACAATATACCGGATCCTGCAATTCTCACGTGTTGGAAAGGAACGTTAATATTAGGCGAATTAATCTCAGCGGAATTAAGAATAATTGAGTTGAGTTCTTTAATGTACAAAACAGCTTGAGCAATCGCATCATCTACCCACTTGGAACCGTCATAGCGCTGTACAGCCGTTGCGTCTTTTAAGCTAGTGCCATGCCACCAAGTATCACCTTTTTTCGGGCTTACTGGGGCCGACAATTGTACATATGGATAAGGCACGTCTTTGCTTCCGGGATCGCCTTTAGGGCCAGGTTCTCCAGTATCACCTTTGAACAGTGCCCAATTGTAATCAGCAGGATTGGTGCTGTCGGCCTGTGTGAAGTCGCTATAGGTGCCAATATATTTTTTGCCATCACCACCGGATACCGTGAACCCACTTTGACCGCTTACATCGTCTGCCCAAGCGGTGTGAAAATAGCTTGTACGGCCATCAGCGCCTTTTGCACCGGGAACACCATCAGCACCATCGGCACCTTTAATCAGTGCCCACTTTCCGGCGTAATCAGCCGGATTGTCACTTGGAACGGATGACTTGACATTGGTAACAAAAGCCATGTACTTCTTGCCACTTGGGAAGGCACTCATGTTGGTGCCCTTGTCATCGTCGGCATATCGAACCCATGTATAGTATTGAACCGTTTTAGGCAAATTTTTAATTTTTTCAGCAAGTTGCCGATATTGGGCTGCTACCTGATCATGCTCAATGAGGTAGTCTCCCAATGTTGCTGTGTGTGTATCCATAGAATAGCTTGATTTGAGTTCTAGCAAGCGAGCCGACAAGTACAATTGCTCATTCTCGTCAGCTAAATGGATCGTATCACCAATGTTGATATTTTTAGGCAGCACAGCAATGTCGGTCTCGTAATTGACTGCTTCATGATTGTGAGTCTTAAGATCAGAGAGTGCAGATTGAAGCAAAGTCGCTTGCGAAGTAGCCGTATAAGTGACAACACGATTGATATACGCTGCATTGACACTCGGCGAACCACCTTTGGCTAAAAGCCTGCTCCATGTTTGGTTGGCAACTGGGTCAAGCAAAACACCCTCTTTCGTTAACACGTAACGACCATCGGGATCTGTCCATTGATAGCCCTCAAGTGTGATTGGCTGCTGATCAACGGTCTCGCCATCTTTGCTTTCAGGTGTGCCACCTGTCGGTGTAACGGCAGTATAAAGATCATAAATACTGCCGGACGTCACAATCTTATTGATGTCTTTATCAACATACAGCGTGATGTTTCTATCAGCACCGATGCGCTTATGAATGTTGATTAAGCGGCGCACAACCGTTGTTCCAGACACATCGAAACTAAAGTCCAGTTCAGCATTATCAAACTGAGTCGCAACAGATAGAATACGATTTAAAGTGGTGTCAGACTCGCCAGTCCATTCAAGCGTTCGCTTCAAATCAGGGATCTCGTTAAGACCGATTTCAAAACCTGAGTCATTCGTGAACAGCTTAATATAATCGGCAATCCCCATTGCTTGTGGAGCTTTGTAGGGACCAAC